TGTCCCCTGCGGAAATGGAAAGAGTAACTGTCCCTGCCGTCCCACCTAATGCAATTCTTCCATTATCTGTGGTGAGTTCAATCAGGGCAGAATCATCATAGGTTCGGCGCATCTGCATCCTCGCACTATACCCCGTCAAATTGATAGCAGTTCCGTTGCTATCTTTGTAGGTAATAGTGAGGCCGAAAGTAGAGCCTTGCTCTAGTTTCATGTGGTAAACGCCTGCACCCATCTATCAATCCTCTGTTTTTTTAGCACGAGGCTTACGGGCTACCTTGGTTTCTGATGGGGCCGCATTGCCACCCACTTCATTAGCCATGCCCTGCTTAACAAAGAAAGACAAAGTCTTTACCTGCCAAGCCTCACTGCCTTCATATTCTTTACCCGCCTCATAAGTCATGGTCGCACCGCCAGATGCGTTTGCCATTCCTTTTGCGTTTTTAATCATCATTACTTTCATATTAACTCCCTTCAGGTAAGGGAGGCCCTAAGGCCCCCCTAATTCCTTAATGGTGCGTTATGCCATTTCCAAAACCTTCATGGCTTCAGCAAGCACTACTTCGCCACCAACTCGTCTACGAGCGATATAACGAACATTGCCGCTAGATGCTTGTGAGTATGGGTCACGAAGAACAGACAACGCTACACGGTCAACAATCATATAGCCTCTACGATAGTCACCGAAGATGATTGGCTTAGTGCCAGTTGCGATGTCAGCCACATCAGGAGCCTCTACATACGGATGACCGTAGATAGTGTTTGGCAAACCTGCTTGCCCTGAGAAACCAGTCTGGAAGATATACTGACCTGCAGTATCTTTCAGTTTTCTGATTTCACCAAGAGTAGCACGGTTCATCATGAAGGCCGCATTCTGTGCATAGTCGGCTTTAAGGCTGTGAACCAAGTCCAAAACCTCATCCGCAGTGATAGCAGTCGCAGAAGCGGCTGTTACACCAGATGCTACAGTTGTGCCGTCAGTGATACCTGTTGGCTTGTTTGTGCCGTTACCAGAGATGAAGGCCGCACCTTCTGCTTTGGCGAACTGCTCCGCAAACTCAAGGTTCATTTCTGCTTCAAGGTTGAAAACAGAATCTTCAAGCAATGCAGATGAAATATCTACAAGAGCGTAAAGTTCATGAGTTGGGATTGTGTTCAGGCTAGTTGTGTAACCAGTTGTCTCTGTTCGAGAACCAGTTTCCGCAGTCCAAGCCGCCGCAAAGGTTGCAGTCTTTGATGGGACTTCAATCTCTTTGTTGCTTGTCTGACGGACACGGGCAACGGAACGCACAGGGCTGATTTCAGTGATAACCTTAATCAGTTCCTCTACATATTCCGCAGGAGCAAGGTTACCCGCAGTAGCATCAGTGCCTACTGTCAGAGCCTTGTATTCCTCTGGGTCCATGCCTTCTTTGCCTTTACGCATGAAGGTTTCCCAAGATGCCATTTTCTGGTCAATCTCTTTTGCTTCAATGCCCGCATTTGGACGCTTCAGCATTGCCTCAATATCATTGAGTTTTTCTTCCATCTGCTCTGCAGACTTTGAGTTCTGCACGAGTTTTTGGTTGAAATCCTCAAACTTATCAAGGTCTTTTTCGATAGCAGACAACTTACCCTCAAGAAGTGGGTCAGCGTGTCCTTTTTCTTCAATCTGCTTTAGACGCTCGTCATTGGCCTTCTTAAATTCTTCAAAGGCACTAGCCATAGCATCAACAGCAGACTTGACTTCAGTTTGATTAACTTCAGACATTTTCGTCTCCTTTGTTTGATACATTAGATTGTAGGATGTTTGTTAGATGCTTGATTGCATCTACCAGTTCAGGCGTGTCATTGTCTCCTGCATCCCGCAGGTCAAGTGCCTTGGTTAGAGCGGATGCCCCAACCTTCGCTTCGCTCCTAGAAAGTCCGCCTGCATCCCGCAGGATTTCTTCCCATTCACGAATACTTTTGTCTGCCCCTTTTACCGCCGCAACCCTTGCTTTCGGGTTCATTGGGAAAGTGACAGCACTAATTTCCATCAGGTCAACTTCTTTAAGAAGTCTGCGCTTACCACGGTCATCGTAGTCAGCACCCTTGGCGGAAACACGGTATCCGATAGACAGGCCATCCAGTGCGCCCATCTTCATCAATTCGTAAACCTCACGCCCACGCTGTGTTCCCATAGCAAGACGGCCCTTGACCTTTAGGCCACGGTTATCTTCTATGATTTCATCAAACACACCGATGGGTTCATCAGGGCGGTGTTGATAAAGCATCTTGACTGCTTTCGCCCCTTTCTTGCCAATGGA